CAGTAACACGGGACGAAGCTAAATTATATCTCCGTATTGATAATGATGTGGAGGATGCTTTGATCGACAATTTGATTCAGTCCTCCACGACGACGGTGGAAAATGTACTGCGCCATCCGTTAAGCGACTACTCTACATTGCCGGAGGACATCAAGACGGCCATTCTGTATGGTGTGGCTTATCTGTATGAAAATCGGGATACAGCGGACTTCGATGCCATGATCAAGCTCATGCGGGCCATGCTGTTCTCCTACCGGGATGAGGTGTTCTAATGGATATCGGGGAAATGAAGCAGCGGATTGAGTTTGTAGTGGAGGAGAACGTCTCTGATGGCCAGGGTGGTTACGACACTACCCTGGTCAGCAAGGGCAGTACCTGGGCCAAGGTGACCAATATCCACGGTGGGGAGTATTTCTTCGCTGCCGCCGTGCATCTGGAAAAGGATGTGTCGTTTGTCATCCGGTACCGATCGGACATCACGGAAACATGGTTCATCAAGTTCCGCGGTCAGAAGTACAACATCCAGTTTATCGATAATGTAAAATACGGGGACCAGTATCTTGAAATCAAGGCTACATTGGCGGGGTGATGATTAATGACATGGAATGAAATACGAATCGGGTGCGCGGCAGTCGGTGCCTGGTTGGGATGGTTCATCGGCGGCTTCGACAATCTGTTCTATGCCCTGCTGACGTTTGTCTGCCTGGACTATATTACCGGTGTGCTATGCGCCTGCAGGGAACGGCAGCTATCCAGTGAGATCGGCTTTATAGGCATCTGCCGGAAGGTGCTTCTTTTTGTACTCGTCGGTGTCGCTCATACGTTGGATGCGACGATGCTCGGCTCCGGCAGCGCATTACGGACCGCCACCATCTTGTTCTACCTGTCCAACGAGGGACTTTCCATTGTGGAAAATGCCGCACGGATGGGACTTCCCATACCAGACCGGCTGCAGGAAGCATTGAAGCAGCTGCGAAAATAAAAATATATACCTTGGATCTGCTGGAGTCTCATCACTCTGGCAGGTCCTTTTTTTATGTCTTGGGTTCTTAATTGATATCTATCTGTCCTTTTACTTATAGAGGCAATTACCTCGTAACGATTAGGAGGTGTCCAATATGACGGACGATGAGAAAAGGCAGATTATCGTTTTACGCCGAGACGGTCTGGGATACGGGAAAATAGCACAGCAAACAGGTGTTTCAATGAATACAGTCAAGTCATTCTGCCGACGGAGCAACTTGATAGTTTCTATTGGTGGAAAATCGGTGTGTGAATGCTGCGGCAAGCAGATAGAACAGGCCCCGGGACGAAAGCAGAAACGCTTTTGCTCGGATAGTTGCAGAAACAAGTGGTGGAACGGGCATCTTGACTTGGTGAAGCGAAAGGCAGTCTATACCTTTACCTGTCCGAACTGCGGCAAGGTATTTAAAGCTTACGGAAATAGTCAACGGAAATTTTGCTGCCATGCCTGTTATATTGCGTACCGTTTCGGCGGTGGTCGCCATGGATAAGAAAACCTTTCAAAATGAAGCGGTGTTCCTGATGACATTGCATCTGATGCAGTTGATGCGTGATGAAAAACTTATCACGGAGAGTGAATATCATATAGCAGAGCGCCAGATGATCGAAAAATATCAGCCTTTTTCCAGCTCGTTATACACTTGATAATTGTATCAAACAGAGTGATATATAGTGTTGGAAAGGAGTGAATTCTATGCGAAAGACAATCCTAAAAATCGAGCATCCGATATCACCGTTCAAAAAACGGAAGAAAGTAGCAGCCTATGCCCGTGTTTCCGTGGAATCGGAACGGATGCAGCATTCACTTTCGGCACAGGTCAGCTATTACAGCAGCTTTATCCAGAAAAATCCTGAATGGGAATATGCCGGTGTCTATGCGGACTATGGCATTTCCGGTACGGGAATGGCGAAGCGAGATGCATTCAACAAAATGATCGCTGTTGCAGAAGCAGGGAAAATCGATATTATCCTTACAAAAGCTATCCAGCGGTTTGCCAGAAATACGGTTGACCTTTTGAACACGGTACGACATTTAAAGGATATCGGCGTCGAAGTATGGTTTGAAAAGGAAAACATCCATACCCTGAGCGGCGAAGGTGAGCTGATGCTGACCATCCTTGCATCCTTTGCCCAGGAAGAAAGCCGGTCCATTAGCGAGAATATCAAATGGCGGGTGAAGAAACGGTTTCAACAGGGCATGCCGTCTGCGAAGTTCTTCATCTATGGCTATCGATGGGAAGGGGATAAACTCGTAATTGTTCCTGAGGAAGCAGCTGTTGTAAAGCGAATATACCAAAATTTTCTTGACGGGAAATCACGGGTTGAGACAAGACGAGAGCTTGCGGCGAAGGGCATCAAAACCAGGCATGGTAATAACTGGGGTGATCCCAGCATCAAGCAGGTACTTACCAATATTACCTATACCGGCAATCTTCTGCTCCAGAAAACATATATAGAAGATCCTATTACCAAAAAAGAACGGAAAAACCGTGGCGAGAGGACAAAGTATTTTGTTGAAAATTCTCATGAAGCTATTATTGATAAGAAAACGTTCGATTATGTACAGAAAGAAATGGCGCGCCGGTGTAAATTAGGGCCATTTGCTAACAAATCACTACATACGACGTGTTTTACAGGAAAAATAAAATGCGGCATTTGTGGGAAAAGTTACGTCAGTAGCAAGCGAAAATATAAAGGGCGGCATATCGGGTACTGGGGATGTACATCCCATAAATATAAAGGAAAAAACTGTGGTGCAAAAGGGGCTATCCCACAAATCGTGCTGGAACGGGAGTGCGCGGCTGTCCTTGGCCTGCAGAATTTTGATAAAAATGTATTTCTTGAAAAAGTTGATACCATCACTGTGCCGGAATATCATGTCTTGGTATTTAACATGAAAGATGGTCAGAAAATTATCAGGCACTGGGAATCGACTGCAAACAAGGATCGCTGGACGGAAAAACTCAAGGACAGACAGCGGGTTTGGACGAAGCAGTACCGGATGAGTGGTAAATCAGAACGATATTCTACTTTTACGGATCGCATTTTGTGTGTACGATGCCATGTCTGCTTTAAACGCTGTCTGGATAAACGGAAAAACGGAAGCATCGCTTATTGGCGATGCAAGCTCTCAGGGAAATCCTGCAAGGTTCCGGGTATACGGGAAGAACCATTGAAGCAGATTGCAGCAAAGGTGCTCGGCCTGTCAGTATTTGATGATGCTGCATTCCAAAAACAGATAGATCATATTGAAACTGGAAAAGCTGATGAACTGACTTTTTGTTTTACCGATGGCAGGAGAAAAAGCTGCCGCTGGCCACCGGTTAAAACGGAAAATTGCTGAACACATAAGGGGAAGTGGAAACGATAGTGGAAGCGCGAAGAGTACATACCATTCCGGCAGTCATCAGCCGCTACACGGCAGAACCTATCAATAGCCACCGGAGACGGAGAGTGGCGGGGTATGCCCGTGTATCGACAGACCATGAAGATCAGGTGACGAGCTATGAAGCACAGGTTGATTATTACACCTCGTATATCAAGGGCCGGAATGACTGGGAGTTTGTTGGCATATACACGGATGAAGGAATCTCGGCAACCAATACCCGGCACCGTGACGGATTCAATACGATGGTAAAGGATGCGCTGGATAATAAGATTGACCTTATTATCACAAAATCCGTCAGCCGGTTTGCCAGAAATACGGTGGATAGCCTGACAACTGTGCGAAAACTTAAGGATAAGGGGATTGAGGTTTATTTCGAGAAGGAAAATATCTGGACGCTTGATGCCAAGGGCGAACTGCTCATTACCATCATGTCCTCGCTTGCCCAGGAAGAAAGCCGGAGCATTTCCGAGAACACGACATGGGGACAGCGGAAACGTTTTGCCGACGGTAAGGTCAGCGTACCGTTCAAGCAGTTCCTTGGGTATGACAAAGGGCCGGATGGCAATCTGGTCGTAAACAGGGAACAGGCAAAGACCGTGAAACTGATTTACAGGCTGTATCTTAGCGGATATACCTTTCACTCCATTGCTAGTGATTTGACGGGGCAGGGTATTAAAACTCCGGCAGGATGTAACGTATGGAGTCCAAGCACTGTCAGAAGTATTCTTACGAATGAGAAGTATAAAGGCGATGCGCTTCTCCAAAAACGCTATACAGTAGATTTTCTGACCAAGAAAACAAAGGCAAATCAGGGCGAGGTGCCACAGTACTATGTGGAAAATGATCATGAAGCCATCATCAGTCCGCAGGTATTTGACTTAGTGCAGGAAGGAATAAAGAGACGTGGGCGTGGCGGCAAGCGGCACAGCGGGGTCAGTATTTTTTCGTCGAAGATAAAATGTGGTGACTGCGGCAGCTGGTATGGAGCCAAAGTTTGGCATTCCAACGATAAATACCGCAGGACTATCTACCGCTG